ACCGTTTGATGTGTAGATGTCGATACAGGCAGCGTCGTGACGCCGGACCCGCCAACAAAACTGGCGATGGTCGAGTAGCTCAGTTCGTGATAGAGCGTCTTGTTGATCGACTGCGTTGGATTGGTGATTGCGACAGTGAATATCCCATTTGCTCCGCTAACCATTAATGATGCAAGCGGGGGAGGCGCGCTCGATGGCTCCTGCGGTGAGTTAGTCGGCTCGATGAAGTTACTGCCAAGTTGATTGTTATGAACCTCAAGTTGGGCATAGATGCCGAGCAGCACGGTACGAAGCCCGAAGTCCCGAATTGCATTTATCTGCGCTTTACTTAGAGCCATCTATCTACTCTCCCCAGCCAGTCGGCCCTGGAACATGGGACTGATAAACACGCAACTGTACTTCATCGAGAACCAGGCGTCCGCAATCGCTCCGTTGGTGTAGCGCACTCTCCACCGCTCATTGAGCTTGCTGGGGGTGTTACGGCTGATTCCCTTGGTGGGATTCAGTTCAAGCTGGATCGGCTTAAGCGGGACATACCATCTTGGCTGTGGCGTACCGGCTCCCCAGTCCGTGATCCTGCGCGCGCCAGCAATGAACGATACAAAGAGGCTGCCGTTGCCGCGGGCGTTCATGTTGAGACCTTGGAGCTTGCAAAGAGTCATCATCTCCTGCGCGGCCACGCTTTCGTACTGACAATCGATCCCGGCTCCATTGTCGTTGTAGATTCCCGGCGAGATGGCCTGCACCGTCCCATCAGGTCCAGAGGAGGCAATCAGGAACTGCGAGATGTACTGGCGCGCGTATTCTTCGGTGGTGTCCACTGGACCCTCGTCTGGGGTGGGCTCGCCCGTGATAGTCCGGTAAACCCTGCCGCCGACAAATCCAGCAATGCTATCCACTGAGTATTTGCGGCACTGCTCGATGGTTATTTCTTTGCCAGAGTAGCGCGAGAACAAAAGTGGGTTGTTCCAGCCTTCCTCGTAGTTGAGTGTAAGAACCACATTCGGCACGGTGCTGTTACCGACAGGGAAGCCCATTTTGACTTCATGCTCCTCGGCATCAATCGCGCACCAGATGGTCTGCTGGGCTGCCCAGTTGATCGTGTTCCACCAGCGCGGCAGTTCCTTTGAGACCAATTCAGGGTAGGAGCTTTCGTACTTATAGATACCACTCGAATGCACGAAAATGATGAACTGGCCGCACACATCGACCGCGCGCGGCCCGCACGGTCCCACCTTGGTCCAGCGTTTCGTGACTACCCATGTTGCTGGGTCCGCCGTCGAGGGATTGATTTCAAAACCAGACCGCTCACGGAAGGAATAGAGAACGCCTTGAAACTCGCGCACGCACCAGGCGCGCTCGCCGTCGTCGGTTCCCACGGTGATGATGCTGGTGTCGCCGTAGTAGCTTTCAGGATCTGCCGCCAGCGATACCCAGTGGCTCGAATAGAAGCCCGGTACGCCGGTCTGAAAGATGCGGTCAACGGTCGGGGAGTAGTAGATATCGACGCATTGCTGGGGCTGGATCACCCGCAGCCGGTCAGTGATATCGATGGAGCCAATGAGAAACTCATCGGTGAAGTTGACCGTGGCTGTCGAGGTTCCATTCGGGAAGGCCGTGGCCGTCATGGGGATAGCGTCCGAGACGGTTGACTGCGGGATGTAGAAGAAGGGTCCAGCGCTCAACCCATCGGCGACGGAGAAGCCAGCAATCACGTTCTGAATGTAGTTTGGCCCGTTGGGAAGGTTGAAGAGGGATAACTCCCAGCCGTTCTCATCCACGATATAACTGAAGGTCGCAGCCTGCGTAAAGCCAGAGATGGTGTCGAAGTCATCCTCATAGGCGATGCAGAGCCAGCGATAGCCCTGGGTGCCGTTGGGGCCTCCCGTGGCCGTGTCCTGCGCGATGTTGCCAGCAGGCCCGGTAGTGTTGACGGTTGGCGGTGGAGGACCGACCACGGTATTTGTAATCGTGACGGTCGCGCCAGTGCCGAATGTGCCAATGAGAGCGAAGTTACCGGGAGGCGGAAAGGTGCTGCCATCGAAGGTGGTCCCGGTTGGCACATCGCATTCATAAAGGTTGATGCCGGTGACAGCATAACCCTGCGGAAACTGCGTAGTGATGACGATCGAATCATCCAACTGTGTGTCGATGACGGAATTAGCCGGACCTGGGAGCGTCTCGCCGATGGCGTTCACATAGGTCTGGAGGATGTAGACATCCAACCCGGCCGCAAATACTCCGCCACCGCCCGCGCGCGCGATGACAGGCTCGATGTCTGGAGTGGGAAGTTGGCCGCCCGTGATACGGGCTGTATTGGTGGTCGGGGGAGCCTGGAAGGAACCAGCCGCGGCGACGCCATAAGTTCCGCCGAGAGCGACAGGTGCAGCATTCGCGGCTTGATAGGTGGATAGCTGTGGCGCAGGCGTTGCCGTGGCGACAATGGCGACATAAACATTTGCCGCGATGGGAACGTATTGTGACGGCAATCCCTGCACCCAGCCGGCCATCGACGCAAGAGCTGGAATCGTGACGTTGACGGTTGTAGCTCCGGCAAGTGTGGTGATCTTGCTGGAGAGGCTTGGGAGGCTTTCTCCCTGGGCGTTGACGAGCGTAATGGCGACATAGACATCCTGCCCGGCCGCGATCGTTCCACCGCCAGCCAGAGCCAGCGCCGGGGCATTCGGAGCAGCAATGCGGTTCGCCATAACCGGCGTCTGTTCTTTCCACGTCACTCCGCCGTCTACAACAGTCCCGCCTTCAGTGAGAGGCCACACTGGCTGTACGTTCGCTGTCGTTCCGGCCACGGTGCAGATGTAGAGATGGCCATTGCCGACAGCCACAGTAACCCCGCTCTGGAGTTGCGACGGGGTGCAGCATTCCCCCACCAGCACCTGCGCGCCGGCGTACCAGCCGAAGCCCACAGGCTTCATGCCGTAAGGAAGGAGTTGCTTGGTCGAGAGGTCGTATGCTGCCGGGAAAGCTGTGGGGGTGAGGAGGTTGGAGAATCCCATCCAAGCCCGGTTATAGGCTTGGGTGCCGATCATGTGGGAGTTGGCGGGGAGAGTGACCAGCGGCCCGGTTATGCTCGTGGTGCGACCTGTGCCGGCTGGATTCTCGATCTGGAAGGCGCCGGCATAGTCGTAGAGCAATATGGCCTGAAAGTAAGCCTGAGTCGCGGTCTCCGGGGTGAAGGCGCACCCCAAGAGACCTGTGATTGGACTCTGGTTCTTTCCTTGGATTGCGGTCTGAATCCCGTATCTGGTCTCGACCTCGGTAAGATTGAACCGGCAATTCTGCGACAGGGCAGCACAGCCCATGGGCAGATTGGTGGGGTCATCCTCATCTACGAGGCCAAGCCAGCGACTGAACTCTACCTTGGTCGCTCCGCCGTAATTGGCCATTTACGAGCCGAGGTCCCATTCCTGCTCGATGGTTAGAGTTCCTGCGGTGAAGAGTGCCGAATACGCGATATTTGTATGCTGGGTAATACCGTTCCAGAACGTCAAATAAAACTGGTTAGCACTGCCAGGAATGGGGGCCAATTGAGCCTGCCACCCACCGAGAGACTGCGCTGCGACTACGGCGGGGACAGAACTATCTGATGGGTTTGGACCAGTCTGTACCAATCCGTTAGGGTTAGAAACGTTTGAGGCGTTGAGGTTCACAACTTCTCCGTTGCCCGCTGGATCTGTTCCAGACAAAACAACGTTGGTGACTGTCTTTTTGAAGTTGACTCCGCGCAGTTGGCGAAGAAGTGTAAGAGTTACTGGCATGGCGATTTCTCCTTGGTTGAATTGTCGTTTTGTCTGTAATCTTATTAGCTTGACTTGCTAATAAAATTACGGTTCTTTTCGCAAACTCCATTGCATCGACCCGGCTTCCAATTTCTTGGCCATGGTCCGGTTGGGATGCTGCGCATCAAGTAGTAGCAGTAAGCGCAGCATCTGATAGGCTCTCCCGTTTCTCCAAAATGAGAATGAATCGTGGCCCGGCGTGGGCAGAACTCACAATCCATCTTCGCGCGTGCATGTCCATACCTCATATCAACTTGACATAGAGGCCGAACGACCTCCACTCCCATCCCATGTTGGATTGGAGGTTGTAATTCCATCCGCGCCCGCTTCCGTTGCCGCGGTTTGGTGAGCCGAGCCTGAAACTCTGCCGCTGCATCTGCTGGGTGAGCTTGGCCGAGATGACATCCCATGCAGCCTTGGCGATCGTGCCATAATTGGTCGTCCACGCATCGTTGGGCCGCTCCGCGCCGATCAGCGCGCCGATGGAGTAAGCCAGGGCATGCGCCGCGAGAGGGTGAACCTCAATAACGCTGTCATCGGTTGTGAGGTCCGCCGGCCGGAAGTCTCCCCGCACACGGAAGTCAAACGTCCCGGCCTGCACTTGTTGAGGCGTGTCGGGCAGGATCGTGCATTCCTTGACGGGCTTCCACGGTCCATTGGTCCCAGATACACGGAAGTCCACAAAGCGGGGTTCCACAAGGTTCTTGAGGGGATAAGTCCTATCGGCTCCGGCGTATGGAGTTAGGTTGCTTTCGTCGGCTCCCACATTCACCGATGGAATCAGCACAACCTTTTCGATGTACGGCGAGCAGGAAAGCTCAAGGTACATGATCGACTGCTCATAAGCTGTGTTGCATTTCGGGGCGAGATACTCCTCTGTAAGCCAATCGTCATCGGGATAAGTGACCCCGACGAGCCCGCCAACCTGAGAGAAACAATCGCCCCGAGTTTGCATTGCTACCCTACTTCTGCGCTTCTACGCGCCGTGCTTGTTCGGCTTTGGCCTTCTTCCACTGCTCGGCTGTCAGCGTGTTCATCCTCACATGGTCAACCGAGATTTCACCGCTCATAAACGCCAGCAGCGGGTCCACCACGTAACTGCACTTGCACATGCCAGTCTTCGAGACATACTGGGCATTGCAGCGCGGGCAGCAATCCTCAGCCTTGAACTGGACGTTGCGCCAGGATGGGGCGTTCTGGATTTGCTTCATGTGAAGCATGAAGTCTGCCACGATGTGCTGGTACTTCTGGATATTCTTGCGCTTCTGGGGGTCGTCGGCGTCGTGGTTCGCTTCCATCAGAACCGCGTGACAGTGATTGTAAAGCTGCTCATCGGCATCGGCCAGCATATCTTTGAGCGTGCGATCGACAAACCGCAAGTACCGCTCTCCCTTGCGGAAGACGTACTCAGGAACGCGCACCGTGTCGGCCGGCTTGAGACCGTCCATGGTGCCCTCAAAGACCACCACGCCGCCCGATTTCACTAGCCGGTCTTCGTCGGTCTCGCCCACGTACCAATGTTTGAACTCCATGAGCTGCTCGACGGGAAGAAGTATCTTCACATCGTAGCGGGCGCGGAGGCTCTTGTCGGACATCTCCTGGTTGCCGCGGTAGATGGGAAGGCTTCGGGTGCCGGTGACGGTCAGCGAGGAGAACGGCTTGTCAAATGGCCGGGCCGGGCACTGGTAA